GCAGAGGCAGAGGACGCCGACGCATGGGCGAAACAGCACCAGCCCCAAGCGTAGTTTGGCGCCCCCAGGCAGGCCCGCAAACGGCGCTGCTGACCTGCCCGGTTTTTGAGGTTTTCTTTGGTGGGGCCCGAGGCGGCGGCAAGACTGACGGCATGTTGGGCGAATGGGCCGTTCATGCGGATCGCTACGGCAAACATGCGATAGGCCTGATGGTCCGCCGCACGCGGACGGAATTGCAGGAGACATTCGAGCGAGCGCGGGCGTTGTTCACGCCATTAGGCGCGCAATTTACCAGCGTCCCGATGCGATGCGTAATGCCAGGCGGGGCAAGGCTGACCTTTGCCTATCTTGAGCGCGACGCGGACGCCGAAAGCTATCAGGGTCACAGTTACACGCGGGTTTATGTTGAGGAAGCGGGCAATTTCCCAAGCCCGGCGCCGATCCTGAAGCTATTTGCCACGTTGCGGTCCGGTTCTGGCGTGCCGTGCCGAATACGCCTGACGGGCAATCCGGGCGGCCCTGGGCATCAATGGGTGAGGGCGCGCTACATTGACCCCGAGCCGATGGGCTGGCGCGTCATGAAGGACGACGTAAGCGGCCTGGAACGGGTCTATATCCCGTCCCGCGTTGGCGACAACCGGCACTTGGGCGCGGATTATGTGGCGCGGCTGCGGGCAAGCGGTGCCCCTGAATTGGTTAGGGCTTGGCTTGAGGGCGATTGGTCTGTCATCGCGGGGGCGTTCTTTCCCGAGTTTGACATGGGCCGGCACGTCATCGCGCCGCGTGAGCTGCCTGAGCATTGGTTTCGGTTCCGGTCTTTGGACTGGGGCAGCGCGAAGCCTTTCAGCGTGGGCTGGTGGGCCGTATCTGACGGCGAGTTGGCGGACATTCCGCGCGGTGCGCTGGTGCGATACCGCGAATGGTATGGCAGCACTGGCAAGCCAAACGAGGGCTTGCGGATGACCGCCGAGGAAGTGGCGCAAGGCATCGCGCAACGTGAGGCGGGCGACCCTAAGCCTGAGAATGGCCTGCATGGCGTGGCCGATCCGGCCATCTTTAGCAGCGACGGCGGGCCAAGCATCGGCGAGCGCATGGCGCGGTCGGCCAAGGTGTTCTTCCGCCCGGCGGACAATGCCCGCGTGTCGCGTCAAGGCGCGCTTGGCGGGTGGGATCAAGTGCGGGCCAGGCTGCGCGGTGATGAGACCGGGCCGGGTTTGCTGATTTTCAGCACATGCCGCGACCTAATCCGCACGCTTCCGGCGTTGCAGCACGATCCAGACCGCCCCGAAGATGTGGACAGCGACGGCGAGGATCACGCGCCGGACGAGGCCCGTTATGCTTGCATGAGCCGCCCATGGGTGCGGCAAAAGCCCGTGCATCAGCCGGGAGCGATTGTATCGGTTGGCGCGTCAAACACCGCCACCTTCAACGACTTGTGGAAAACCGCACCGCGCGCTTCGCGGTGGTGATGGAGTTCAAGCCATGTCAATCAATGCGCCGTTTTCACCCGGCGAGACGCTCACGCTTGCCGTGACGGATGCCAGCAGCAACGCCAGTTTTGGCGCGGCGGGAACGCAGGCTTCCGTGATCGAGGTGCAAAACCTTGGCACGTTAACGTGCTTCATCGCCTTTGGCGCGACTGCCACCACGGCAGGCTATCCGATTGGCGCGGGTCAGTCCAAGGTGGTCAGCAAGGCGCCAGGCGTGGCACAGATTGCGGCCATCTGCGCGACTGGGCAAAGCACCGCGCTATTCATCACGGCGGGCCAGGGCCGGTAAGTTGGGCCAGCGCATCAACACGCGGCTACGGGCGGGCGGCAACGCTGGCGGTATCGCGTTTGATTTCTTAGCAAGCGGTCTTGACCCGCGCATCACTTTCACGCGCGCATCGGCTGGATGGTATTTCAACAGCGCTGGTAATCTGACGCAGGCTGCGACTGATGCGCCGCGCTTTGATTATGACCCTGCCACGCTTGCGGCGCGCGGTTTGCTGACTGAAGGCGCCCGGACCAACATCGCCTTGCATTCGCGCGATTTCACACAAGCCACATGGGTTAAGACAAACATCACCGCCGCGCTTGATGTGACCGGCATTGACGGCGCTGCCAATACGGCTTCACGACTGACCGCCACGGCTGCCAACGGGACAGCGCTGCAAACCATCACATCCGCAAGCGCCACGCATGTCAGCAGCTTCTTCGCGCGGCGCATTACCGGCACTGGCACGGTGGAAATCACGCAAGATAACGGCGCGTCTTGGACAGCCATCACGTTAACCAGCGCGTGGCAGCGTTTTAATGTGGCGGCTGCGACTGTTGCTAATCCGGTGATTGGCTTCCGGCTTGTCACAAGCGGGGACGTGATCGCGGTGGACGTGGCACAATGCGAGGTTGGCACTTTTGCAACCAGCCCAATTATTACCGGCGCTGCATCGGTGACGCGGGCAGCGGAAACCGGCACGGCAAACTTGACGATTGGGCCTGAATTTTCTTTGCTTTTAGAATTTGTGACTGTTGCGCGCTTTTCCGTTGGCGGCGCCACAAATCACTCCACACAGCTTAATGATGGCACTTTTAACAATGTTTTTTCATTGTCTCAAAGAGCAACACCTTCTTCTACAATGAATTTAGTGGTTGCGGTTAGTGGCGTAAATACAAACTTAACGACAGATGTGCTGAATCTTGGCGTCGTTCAAAAGCAAATTGGGGCTTACTCAGGCGGAAATGTTGCATCTGTTGCTAACGGTGGAACAGTTCGGACAGCAACTGGCTTGACTTTGCCTGCCATGACCCAATTGCGGTTTGCATCTTCTGGTGGCGGTGGCGCTAACTCCATCACTTATTTGCGCCGCATTGTGATCTATCCAACAAGCCTATCAAACAGCGTTTTGCAGGCGTTAACCGCATGACCTGGACCTATACGTTCCACCGCTTCACCAATCGCGCGGCTTTCGACGCGGCCTATGATGCGGCAGGCTTTGCGCGTGAAGATGGGCAGATTGCACCGCCTGAGACCGTGGCGATGGACGTGTGCGGCACGCTGTATGACCCGGCAGAATACAATCCCCAAGGCGTCATGACCAAGCCGCCCGCAGCGCTGCAAGGCTATCACGTCAACGCGGCATGGGCTGGCGAAGTGCCTGATGCTTTCAAGGCTAGCTTGGTTGTGCCAACTGCCCCTAGGAGGGTTTTCGCGTAATGTCGCAGGAACCCGACGATCTGGATTACGACACGCCTGCCGGCAAATACCGCCGGTGGATTGTCGAGATCGAGCAATCCGAGCAATGGTGCAATGACTGGTATGAGACCGCGCGCCGCTGCTTGCGCCGGTATCGGGATGAGCGGAAGAACGCGTCTTCATCGGATGACGGCGAACGCCGCATTAACATTTTTTGGTCCAATGTCTCCACCTTGCAGCCTGCGCTTTACGCGCGCCGCGCGAAGCCGGTGGTTGAACGGCGCTTTAAGGATGCTGACCCGATTGGGCGCACGGCGGCGGAAGTGCTGGAGCGCGCCGTTACCTTCGCGACTGACAGCGACCAATTCGACGAGGTGATCAAGCAAGCGCGCGATGACCGGCTAATCGTGGGCCGTGGCACGGCCTGGCTGCGCTATGTGCCACACTTTGAGAAGATGCAGCCGCCGACGCCTTCCGAGGGCGTGGGCATTACTGACGACGCTTCCGAGTATGAGGCCGAGACGCCAGAAGAACCCGGCGATATGCTGGTATTCGAAGAAGTGGCGCACGATTATGTGGCGTGGCGTGATTTCCTCATGTCGCCAGCCAAGACCTGGCGCGAAGTGCGATGGGTTGCGCGCAAAGTGCAGATGACGCGCGCCGAATTGATTGAGCGATTTGGTGAAGAGATTGGCAATGCCGTGCCGTTGAATGCGCGCTTGCGGCAAGACAATCCCGACACGCCAGAGGCGCGGTTTCGCGATGGCATGGCCGCGCGGGCCGAGGTTTATGAGATTTGGGATAAGGCGGAGCGCAAGGTTTGCTGGATTGCCAAGGGATACGAGGCGCCGCTTGATGAGCGCGCCGATCCGCTGCGCTTGCGCGAGTTCTTCCCTTGCCCAAAGCCGTTGTTTGCCACGATCACGACTGACAGCCTAATCCCGACGCCTGATTTCTTGCTATACAAGGATCAGGCCAATGACCTTGACGATGTCACCTATCGCTTGTCCAAGCTGACTGAGGCTTGCCGCGTTTCCGGCGTTTATGACGCATCGCAGGACGCAAGCCTTGGGCGATTGTTCCAAGAGGGCGGCGATAACCGGCTGATCCCGGTCAATACTTGGGCGGCCTTTGCCGATAAGGGCGGGCTGCGCGGTGTCATGGATTTCGTGCCGCTGGACGGCATTATCGCCACAATCCGCGAATTGACGGGCCGTGAGCAGGCGTTGAAAGCGCAGATTTACGAGATCACTGGCATTTCGGACATCGTCCGCGGTTATTCCGCACCATCCGAGACTGCCACGGCGCAGCAGATCAAGGGGCAGTTTGCCGCGTTGCGCTTGCAGGAACAGCAGGCCGAGGTGGCGCGATTTGCGCGCGACATGATTGCCATGACTGCGGAGGTGATTGCCGAGCATTTCCAGCCGCAGACGATTGCGCTGATGTCTGGCCTAGCAGAACAGGCGCCGGAATTTCAGCAGGCTTTCATGCCGGCGGTGGAATTGCTGCGCCAAGATGCAATGCGGAGTTTCCGCATTGAGATCGAGACCGACAGCACGATTGCTATTGATGAACAGGGCGACAAGCAGGCCGCGACTGAGTTCCTGACCGCAATGGGCAATTACATGGCAAGCAGCCTGCCCATGGCGCAGCAGGCGCCGGAATTGTTGCCGGTGGTGGGGCAAGGCGCGGTGTTCCTTGCGCGGAGGTTCCGGGCTGGGCGGCAGCTTGAGGGCGCCATTGAACAGGCTTTCCAGGCGCTTGAACAGCGCGCGCAGCAGATGGCGCAGCAGCCGCAACAGCAGCAGCCGGACGCGGCCATGTTGAAGGCGCAGGCTGATGATAAACGGCTTGCCATGGAAGGCGAGTTCAAAGCGCGTGAATTGGCCTTGCGAGAGCAAGAGTTTCGTTTGAAGGCAGGTTTACAAGCGCAGGAAATGGGCTTGCGTGAGGCCGAGATGATGCAATCCCGCAAGGACGCGCTACTGCCTGACCGTGAAGCGCTGGTGCAAGGCAATGAAGGCGCCTTGACGCAATTGGCGGCATCTTTGGCGGCTTTGGGTCAAAGCCTGGAAATGATGCAACAGCAGCAAACGAATACGGCGCAAATCCAGATGCAGGCGCTGGCCCAATTGTCGGCATCCATGACGGCGCCTAAGCGCGTGGTGCGAGGCCCTGACGGGCGCGCCATGGGCGTTGAAACGGTGATGAACTGATGTCAGATAATATCGGCTACACGCCCGGCACTGGCGCTATTGTTGCGGCGGACAACATCGCGGGCGTTCTTCATCAGCGGGTGAAGCTAGGCGTTGGCGGTGATGGCGTTGCGGTTGATGTGAGCGCGGCCAATCCTATGCCCGTAACGGCGCCAGGTGGCATTGCGGTAACAGGCGCTTTGACCGACGCGGAGCTTCGCGCGGCGGCGGTGCCGGTTTCGGCGGCCTCCTTGCCGTTGCCTTCGGGTGCCGCGACGGCGGCCAATCAGCCGGACGTGCGGACCTCGAATCCCATCTATGGCGACCGGGGCGCGGTGGTGCGGCAGGCGCCGGCGGATATTTGGAGCGTGGGCTTTGCCGCGTCCGGTTCTGGCTTGCTGGCGTCTGAATTGACGCAACGGACTGTTGGCACGGGCGTCACGGTTTCGCAGTCGTCAAGCAACCTCGTGATTGCGGCAGGCACCACGGCGAGAAGCGAATTTCTGGCGCGGTCAGTCGCCAGCTTCCGAGGCGCGTTCATTCAGCGCCACAAGACAATCCTTTCGCAACGCATCGCCAATAACAACTTCCATGTGATGATGGCGGACGTGATCGGTGAAGGCTTGGCCTGCACGATCAACAGCGCCACGTCCATCACTGTCACCAAGACGGCGCACGGCTTCACAGCTACAAATATCGGGCAGTTCATGTTCGTGGGCGCCATCAGCGGCGCGGCGGGCGTGCCAGGGCGCTATGCAATAGCTTCGATCCCGAGCGTGGATACGATCACCTTCACGGTCGCGGGTTGGCCTGCTTCCGGGTCATGCACGGTGGACTTGTTCGGGTGGAATTACATCCGGACGTTATACACCGGCACGACGGCGACTAATGCAAACGTGGACGCGCAGCGTCGTGGGTGGAACAGCGGCGACACGGTAGCCACGATCAACACAACGGCGTCGCCCGGTCATGTGATGAATGTGGCGGCGGATGGGCGAAACATCTATTGGGCTGACGCTCTAGTTGCCTCCGCAACTTCGGCGTTCATTTCCACACGCGCCAGCCGAATTGAAAACATTCCAGATGATGACGTAGAACTGTATCTCTATGTCTGGTCGCAGAATGGCACCACGGCGCCCGCGTCTGGCACGACTTGGACGATTGGCTTCCTGAGCATTGAGGACAACGCCAACGTCCCAACTTATATCGCTGGCGTGCGGCCTATGTCTGGCATAGCGCCGCTTCCGGTGATTGGTTCGGTGTCAATCACAGGCACGGCGACCGTAACCTTTACGCAGCCTGCGCTTGTGGCAGGCACGGCGGCAATCGGTGACGTTGGCCAGCAATACCGCGCCAATGCTACCGGCGCCGCATCAGGCGCACACATTGTATCGGCGGCGTCCACCAATGCCACGATAGTCAAGAATACTCCGGGCCGTGTGCTGGGCTGGTGCCTAGCCAACACGAACGCGGCATATCGGTATGTGAAGCTGCACAATCAAACGACAACGCCGACCGCTGGAACGGGCGTGGTGCGGACGATTGCGCTGCCGCCAAACAATTCGGTCACGTTCACGATTGAGGGCGGCATAGCCTTTGCCACGGGCATTGGCCTGACAATCGTGACCGGCGCGGCGGATGCTGATACGACAGCGGTTGGGCTGAATGATGTTGTTGGCGATCTGTTCTTCGCGTGAGGGGGGGATTGATGAGCGATTTGTCTGAGCATATCCGGTTGCAGGAAAACCGCATTGCGACAATGCGTGGTCAAATGGCAAGCGCCGAAAGCGCGGGCGATGTGGCCATGGTGGCGAGCCTAACGCTGAAGATTGCCGAGGCCGAGGCGGTCTTGGCAAGGCTGCAAGC